AAAGCTCCAGTTGCAGAACCTATAACTTATACGCAAAACCTTGATAAATTTGATGAAAATGGAAATATTTTACAAGATGAAGAAGGCAATACTATTCTAGATAATGACAACTATGAATGGAATGAAGAGACTACTTCTTGGGTAATGGTACCTAGACAAGAAGTTTAAGAATACTTTTAAAAGGTATTAAAATAAGATATAAGAAAGATAAGAATGAAAGTTATAAACAATTTTTTAGATCGTAAGATACATAAAAAAATATATGATATTGTATTTGGAGATAATTTTCCGTTGTTTTATCATGATACAGTAGCAGGTAAAAAAGATAAATCTGATTATATGTTCACACATATTTTTTATCATTTTGATAAAATAAACAGTGATTACCACAAAGATATTATAATGCCTTTGTTAGATAAATTAACTTTTACTAAACTTATTAGAGCTAAATTAAATTTTTACACAAAAAAACCAAAACACATTCAAACTGCTTATCATGTAGATTTTCCTAATAATAAACATACAGTTGCTTTGTACTCTATTAATACTAATAACGGATATACCTTGTTTAAAAATGGCGATCGTATAAAATCTTTAGCTAATCAATTAGTATTATTTGATGGTAAATTAAAACATTGTTCTGTTAATCAAACAGATGAAACTGTAAGAGTTAACGTAAACATAAATTTAAAAATGTAAAATGAAAGATATTGAAAACATAATTATTCACAGCTTATTTGCTACACCTATTTATCAAAGAGCTTTGAAAAAACCTTTAGATAAAAAATTAATTAAAAAATTTGAATCTTTTAAAATAGATACACATAAAAATGAAGGTAATAGAACAACTAATAATAATTTTATATTAAATTTACCTGTATTTAAAAGTGTTAAAAAAGAAGTAGAGTTTCACATAAACGAATACATGAAGCATATCTTACGTATTGAAGATAAAGTTAAAGTTCATCTTACACAATCTTGGTTAAACTATAGTAGAAAAAAAGAATTTCACCATAAACATGCTCACCCAAATAGTTATGTTTCTGGTGTGTTATATATTAAAGCAAATAAATTATACGATAACATAAGATTTTACAGACATAAATTTGGAGCACCTTATGGTTATAATTTTGATTTAAGAAATTATAAAGAATACAATGTTTGGAATAGTGATAACTGGACAATACCAGTGGATGCATCAACAATAGTTATATTTCCATCAGGCACTGAACACTCAGTAATACAAAAACAGGAAGATAATTTAAGAATTAGTTTAGCTTTTAACACTCGTTTAACAGGAGAGGTAGGTTCAAAAGAAGAACTAACCTACGCAAAATTATGAATTTAAAAATAGAAGCACATCCTTTTCAAACACCAGGTTATTTAAAACTTAAATTACCTAAAGAGTATTTTGATAGAATTAAAAGAAAGGTTAAGGAAACTGTTAAAAATAAAAACAATAAAATTAATAATATTTTAGCTGGAAACATAAGTAATTCATTTAATCTTGATGATAAAAAATGGTTTGAAGAAAGTTTAATTACACCTTGTATTAGTATTTACAACAAAGCTTTTAATAAATTTAGTGAAGAATTTAATCCCACTATATTAAATAAAGACTGCAAATTTTATTTAGACAGACTTTGGGTTAATTTTCAAAAGAAAAATGAATTTAATCCTATTCATAATCACTCAGGTTTATACTCGTTTGTTATTTGGGTAAAGATTCCGTATGATTGTAAAAAAGAATATGATGTTTCTTTTGTAAAACATTCTAACTCTCCTTCTGCTGGTAAGTTTTCATTTATATATCTTAGTAGTTTAGGTAGAATTTCAGCTCATGATTTTAAATTAAATAAAGACTATGAAGGCACTATGGTGTTTTTTCCTTCTCAATTACAACACGTGGTTTATCCTTTTTATAGTTCTAATAAAGAACGTATAAGTATCTCTGGTAATGTTATGCTTGATATTGATCAACCTATATGCAAATAAAAAATAAAATATTATCTAAAGTAAAAAAAGATTATTTTTTTGTTGAAGGATTTACTAACACTGATGTTAAATATTTTATTAAACAAATAGAAAAAGGTGTTAAAGAATCTAATAACGCAAGTTATAAAACAAATGTTATTGCTCCAATGACATCACCTAAATACTTTAATGAAGATAAAAAATTTATACAAACTATATTACCATTATTAGATTTTATTGACGATAATTTAATATCTTATCCTTATTACTTAGATAGTGCTTGGGGATATAGAGAGGGTTTTTCACACTATACAAAAATGCATAATCATATTCCAGCTTCAATATCAGGAGTGATTTATTTAAATGACCATCATCAGACTTTAGACTTTCCAGAAATAAATCAAAAAATAAAACCAGCAAAAGGTAAATTTATATTATTCTCACCTTTTCTTCAACACGGCTGTAAGAGAAATACTACAGATAAATTTAAATATGGATTAGCTTTTAATTGGCATCCTGTAGAAAAAGCAGCTTTTGATAAACTATGATGGAACAAAAATTTAGCTTTCAATACTTATTCCCTTCGGCTTACGTTGTTTTTTCTAATATAAATTTTGATCATAATTTAATTTATAAAGAACTTAGAAAAATAAAATATGATAAATGTGATGCTGCTCAAACAGAAATTACAAAAAGTAACAAAATTTTTAATAAAATAAAAAAGGGAAAAGAATTAAAAAATGTTTTAGAAATTTATGTGCGTTCTGCAATTCAAGAAGTATTTAAATATAAAACAGATGTTAATTTAGTAAATATGTGGGGTACAAAAACAACTAAAGGTGTTGTAGGCGAAATACACTCACATAATAATTTTTGGTTTACGTGTTGTTATTATCCTCACGGCACGACTAAAGATAAGTATAGAATAAAATTCTTTCCACAAATAAAACAACATTATGACATACCAATAATACATTATAATGAATTAAATTGTTTGTCTTGGACGCAAGAAATAACAAAAGGTGATCTAATAGTTTTCCCAGCAAATATTAATCATAAAATAGATTTTAATAAATCAAACACAACAAGGTATTCTATAGCTGCTAATTTTTTACCAAAAGGTAAAATAGGTGAAAAGGATGGAGAATTAGTTTTATAGTTATGGATAAAAATTTAGAAAAATACATAATAAAAATAGAAAATTTTTTAGATAAAGATACCTGTAAAAAAGGAATAAAAGAAATAGAAAAATCTAAAAAATGGGAGTCACATATTTTTCATAATGAACGAACACGTAAATATGAAAAGGTATCAGGTAAATATGAAAATGACATACTAATCGATGGTAATTTAAAACTATCTAAAAAAATCATGGATGGATTATGGCACAGTATTAAAAATTATATTAGTGGTTTAGATATGCCGTGGTTTGGAGGTTGGTCTGGATACTCACTAATAAGATATAATAGATATCATAGTAAGAAAAAGATGGCTCTACACTGTGATCATATCACAACTTTATTTGATGGAGAAACAAGAGGTATTCCAATACTAAGTTGTTTAGGAGTGTTAAACGATAATTATGAAGGTGGTGATTTTATTATCTGTGAGGATAAAAGAATTAATTTTAAGACTGGTGATTTAATAATATTTCCATCTTCTTTTCTATATCCACATAAAGTAGAGCCCGTAACTAAAGGAAAAAGATATTCTTTCATAAGTTGGGTCTGGTAGCATCCTTGATTAAGGTCCATAAATGGACTATATTTTTGATCAAAAAATAGTATAATGGTTCACTATGGCTTTACGAAAAGTACAATTTTTACCTGGATTTAATAAACAACTTACCGAAACACAAGCAGAAGGACAGTGGGTTGACGGTGATAATGTTAGATTTAGATATGGCTCACCTGAAAAAATAGGTGGGTGGCAGCAACTAGGAACTGATAAAATAACTGGAGCTGCTAGAGCTATGCATCACATTGTAAATAGTAGTGGTATAAAATATTCTATAATAGGAACTAACAGAATACTGTATGCTTACTCAGGCGGAGTGTTTTATGATATACACCCAATTAAATCCACTACAACTTTAACTAACGCTTTTAGCACAACTAATGGATCTCCAACTGTTACCATAACTTTTTCTACGAGTCATGGCTTAAACGCTGGTGATGTAATTTTATTAGATAATTTTACAGCTATCACAAACTCTAATTACAGCGCCTCTGATTTTGACGATAAAAAATTTATGGTTGTTAGTACACCAACTAACACAACGATTACAATTACAATGCCTTCAAATGAGACTGGATCTGGAGCCACAACGTCTGGAGGTATAAGAGTTCAAATATATTATCCAGTTGGACCTGCAGAACAATTACCTGGATTTGGTTGGGGCTTAGGTTCTTGGGGCGGTGAAGCTGCAAACCCACAAACAACAACTTTAAATGGCGCTTTGTTAAATGATGCTAATGGAACAGGAGGATCAGGAAGTTCTATTACGTTAACAAGCACAACAAACTTTCCATCAGCAGGGACAAACTTTATAAAAGTAGGAACAGAAGAAATATCTTACACAGGAGTTTCTGGCAACAACTTAACAGGAATTACAAGAGCGGTTAGAAACACAACAAGAGCTGCACACTCAGACGGAGCCACTGTAACAAATACTTCAGACTTCGTAGCGTGGGGCGAGGCAGCATCTGGAGATTTAGTTATTGATCCAGGTCTTTGGTCTATTGATAATTTTGGTAGTAAGATTATTGCATTGATACATAACGGACAAGTTTTTGAATGGGACTCAGATTCAGTTACTGCAAATGCAACCAGAGCTACAATTATTACAGGTGCGCCAACAGCATCGAGAGACATGATTGTATCTACACCGGACAGACACTTAGTATTCTTTGGAACAGAAACAACAATAGGAGATCAATCTTCACAAGATCAAATGTTTATTAGATTCTCTGATCAAGAAAATATTAATTCTTATACACCTACAGCAACGAATACAGCCGGCACACAGAGGCTTGCAGATGGTTCAAGAATTATGGGAGCAGTTAGAGGTCGGGATGCAATTTATGTTTGGACTGACACGGCTTTATTTACACAAAGATTTATTGGTCCACCATTTACTTTTGGTTTTGCTCAAGTGGGAACAAACTGTGGATTGATAGGACAAAACGCTGCTATTGAGGTTGATGGAGCTGCATATTGGTTTTCAGAAAATGGATTCTTTAAATACGCTGGTGCTTTACAATCTTTACAATGTTTAGTTGAAGATTTTGTTTTTGATAATTTAAACACCACAGCTAATCAACTTATAAATGCTGGACTAAATAATTTGTTTGGTGAAATTAATTGGTTTTATTGTTCTTCTGGATCAACAGTTGTTGACAGAGTAGTAACATATAATTATTTTGAGTCTTCACCACAAAGACCAATATGGACAACAGGCACACTAGATAGAACAACGTGGCAAGATTCTGCTGTTTTTGGAAAACCTCACGCTACAGATTACGATGCTGACTCTAACAACTCTTATGATGTTGTTGGTAATACAGACGGTTGTACAATATATTATGAACATGAAACTGGCACAGACCAAGTTACATCTACAGCAACAACGGCAATAACTTCTAACATACAGTCAGGAGACTTTGATATAGGTCAAGGTGGTGATGGTGAATTTTTTGCAAAGATTAGAAGATTTATCCCTGACTTTTTATCACAAACAGGTAATACACAAATAACTTTAAATTTAAGGAATTTTCCAAATAACACAGAAGCAAGTTCATCTCTTGGTCCTTTCACAATTTCATCGTCAACGGAAAAGGTTGATACAAGGGCTAGGGCTAGAGCGGTATCTTTAAAAGTTGCAAACACCGCCGCAGCACAAAGTTGGAAGCTTGGTGGATTTAGATTAGACATACAACCAGATGGTAGAAGATAATGGCAAAGATAGTACAAATATTAACAAGACCTAGTAAAGAATATAGACAAGACGTGGCTGATGCACAAGTAAGAGATCTTGATGCTATAATACAAAAATTAAATACAACGTTTCAACAAGAATTAAAAGATGAGGTAGAAGCTGAAAACTTCTTTTTAAATTAATGTCAAATAGTTTTGTAAACGCAAAGGTAGATTTAACATCAACAGACAACACAACGTTGTACACAACTCCAAGTGCTAATGTTGCTTTGGTAAAATCAATACTAGTATCTAACGATTCTGGTTCTGGATGTAATCTAGACGTTACTTTAACAGATAGTTCTGGCAATGTATTTAGTTTATTTAAAACTAAAACCATAGCAACTAATACGACAACCGAACTTTTAACACACCCTCTTGTGGTAGAGGAAAGTGAGATACTAAAAGTACAAGCTAGTGACGCGAACGAGCTGCACGTCATAGCTTCTATATTACAAATACAGCCAAGAGAGGTAACAACATAATGTTAATAAAACCAAAAGATATAATAGAGAAAATAA